GATGCAAGTTGGACAGATAAAGTTGTGGCAGGTAAGCCAGTAAATGTCAACTTTAACGGCACTGTGGTAACAGCTAATGTTGGTAATGAGGGAGTCATCGGTAAAGATGAACTTATCACAAAGTGGGGATTCCAAGACAAAGAAGACCCTACTGTTATTAATTGGACTGCTCGTGTTAACTATGCAAAACGAGTACTAAACTATGTATCAATCATTGACGAGATGTCAGAAAACCAAAAGCTTGTTGATAACTACTTTGAAATCAAGAACATTGAAAGTTTAGACCCTTGGATTGACAAAGGTTCAGCTATGGACTTAGTTAAGTCTATCTCAAAATCTGAGCATGGTTTTGAAATCAGAATGGATAGACTAGACCACATGATTTACTTGTACTACAAGACTAAGCTTGTAAATGCTGTTAAGGATTCAATTAACCCTACTAACAAGATTGAATTGAAAGCTGAAAATGATGGTTCTGTTGCATACCAAAAAATTCAGCTCGTAGGCGGTCGGGGTGATGCGTCTGGTGAGAATAAGCCGGAGCCAACGTTTGAAATCCCCCGTGAAGCTCCAAAAGTTGACATCCCAGAATTTGAGGGTGGTATCCCTGGCATTCCGGAAGTCCGTGAGTTGCCGGAGTATACCGAACCGATTGGAACTGTACCAAACGACGCTCCGAAGTATGAAAAACCGGAATTTGAAGGCGGTGTAGTCCCTATTGACCCACCAGTGGTTGAAATTCCAGAATACACTGAGCCAATCGGCACAGTGCCAAATGAAGCTCCAGTTTACGACAAGCCAGAATGGAACGGTGGCACAGTACCAAATGAAGCGCCTATTCATTATAAACCAGAATTCCAAGGCGGTATTCCGGGAATTCCAGAAGTTCGTGAGTTGCCACCATTTGAAGGTGGAGTGATTCCGAATGATGCCCCTATCCTTGATCTGCCAGAACTTGAAATTCCAGTAGAGCCAGAAAAACCAACAATGCCAAAAGAAGTACCTAACAAGCCCGTAGGCGCTCCAAAAGAAAAAGCGGCAGCACAATCTACCACAGTATCTTATAACCTCGCACCAGTGAGCAAAGAGGCGCCAAAAACAACAGTTTATGGTGGTGTCTTGCCAAATACTGGTGAAAAAGAGGGAATCATGTCAACTCTTGGGCTTGTGGTAATCGCCGCTGGTATCGCAACTTTGGGATTAAGTTTCAAGAAATACAACGAGGGTGAGGAAGAATAATCATGAAAGAAAATAACAAACGAGTCGTATTTTACAGTGCTGAAAAAGATGGATTCCTTGAAAGTTACAAGGACAGAGGAAGCCTAGTGTTTAAAGCAGTTTTTGACGACCGTCTTTGGAAAGCACTACAGTTACCGATTGAGTTTTACGAAAAACAAAAAAACGAGCTCGACAAACTTGCTGAGGCGTTTGGTTGTGAAGCGCTTATCGTGGAAGCCGAATACAATGTAACTAAACTTGATGGATCAGACTTCGAACGTACAGAGCGTGAAGGATCCTTGAAGAATGGAATCGAAGCGCTTATGGAATTATTGACTAATTAACAAATTAAGCAGTGGTGGGAGGGTAGGCATTAAACGACATGGAGCAAGAAATTTACAACGTCGAAAACCGTTGGCGGAACAAGTACATGAATTTAGGTCGCGAGTTGGGCGAGATTATCAACAGCCAACAAGACAGAATCTTGTCGCTATCTCAAGAAAACAACAAGCTCAAACGGGAGAATTGGAACCTAAAAAAGTCAAAAGGCAGGAAACGGCTTTAAAATCGCTTGTAACCGTCTTAAATAATCTAGTGGCACAATTCACTAGAGAAACGGCAAAACGGCAAATAACCCCCAAAATTTGAGAATTAGGGGCATTTAAAAAGGATATGACATGGAAAATATGACATTCACAGAGTTGCAGCAAAAAATGCAACTTGAAAAAAAGAAAGAGGGTACAGCTAAGTACGCTTCAAGGCACGTCGAGGACATTTACAACGTCTTTAAAAGTTTGAAATCAAATTGGAGCGTTGTCGTCAACTATGATCTAGTCGAATTTTCTGGCAAGACTTTTGTCAAAGCTACTGCAACGGCGTCTAACCGAGAGGAAAAAGAGCAAGCAGTAGCTTTCGCAGAATTGTCTCCGGTACCTATTTTGAAAACTTGTAACGGTGATTTAAAACAAATGAACGAGCCGCAATGGGTGGGAGCCGTGCAATCATACGCCGGCAAGTACGCCGTGCAAGCGCTGTTTGCAATCGGTGAGGAAGATGTGGACCATTTTGAAGTGGCGGAGGAAAGTTTGAGGCCAAACCAACCTCACAACTCCCAACATCAAAACCAGCACCCGCAACAAGCGCACCCACAAAATAACCCACAACCTAACTTCATTAGCGACGAACAACATGACGCAATCATGCAGCAAATCAATGAGTTAGCTCTAATTACTGGTCAATCAGTTGAAACAGTAGCGAATTACTACTTGAAGAAATACAAACTAAACGTATTTTCTGAATTGCTAGTACCGGGATTTGACGTGATAACTAACGACATTCAAACGCAAATTAACAATCGAAAGGGATAAACATGAAGGACGTAACGAACAATTTTCTTGAAACAATTGAGCCGGTCTATACACCGGGGACAATCAACTTTGATTTTGAAGCATTTGACAAAGCTATTCAAGCAGCAGTTAGTGAGCTATCAGACGAGCAACTGGAGAGCTTGGAATACAACGATATCAAGAAAGAAATCACTCGCTATAAAGGTCTTATTGACAAACTTGATGACAAGCGTAAGGGAATCGGCAGAATCTACAAAGACCCGCTCACCGAGTTTGAATCTAACCTAAAAACCTCACTAAATCCGTTGAAGGCACTCCTTAACAAGCTACGTGCCAAACGTGATGAAATTGACGAGCACAAAAAAACGCTGCGAATCGACCACGTTAGATCAGTCTTTGAAAGCAAATGCGAGCTAGCCGGACTAGACAAGGACACATTCAAGGACAAGTACGAGAGCTTTTCTAAAGTCGGGGATTTCATGGATAAGAAGATGAAGCTCAAAAAAGCGACAGAAGAAAAAATCGACGCCCTTGTTTTGGCTGAGTATGACCGACTTGAAGAATACAAGGGTAATGTTGCCATGATTGAGGAACAAGCCCTTGACTATGAGTTGCCGGCTGAGCCATACACAAGAGCGTTGCAGAATGATACACCTCTAGTGGAAATCTTGAAGCAAATGAAAAAGGACCGTGATGCAGCCGTAGAGCGCAAGCAGAAAGCGGAAGCCAAACAAAAAGCGGAAGCGGCACGCCTGGCAGAAATCGAAGCAATGGCCAAACAGTCAGCAAACGAGGAAATCAAAGCGGTAAATGCTGAAACTGGTGAGGTAATCGAAGACACTAAACCAGTTGAGGGAGTGCCTAGCAAACCCGCTGAGCCTTACAAGGTCAATCTCGCACTGACTTTCCATGGTGGTGAAAACCAATGGCATCAATTCGCTAAATTGCTTGATGATAACTTTGTAAACTATGAAATTCTAGGAGAAAATCAATGATTAATTCGACTGTGCTAGTTGGGCGCCTTACCCGTGACCCAGAGCTAAAATACACAACCAGTAACATCGCAGTAGCTACATTCAGCCTCGCCGTCAACCGCAACTTTAAGGATGCTAACGGCGAACGTGAAACGGACTTTATCAACTGCGTTATCTGGCGCCAGCAAGCTGAGAATTTGGCTAACTGGGCTAAAAAAGGCGCATTGATTGGCATTACTGGGCGCATTCAAACCCGCAGCTATGAGAATCAGCAAGGTCAAAGAGTGTATGTGACTGAGGTAGTCGCTGAGAACTTCCAAATGTTGGAAAGCCGTGCGGCGCGTGAAGGTAGCAACGCAAATCAAGGTAATACATCGGGAGCGTTTGGCAATGACAACGGCTATGCTGGGCCTTACGGGCAACAAGCACCGCAACAGCAAGGACCAAACTTTGCAAGGGATAGCGGACCTCATAGGAACAGTAACCCAATAGATATCAGTGATGATATGTTGCCGTTCTAATTAAGGAGTGTTCATGGATGTTAAAGAAATAAAGGGGTATGAGGGGATATATGAAGCACATTCAGACGGGACGATTTGGTCCTGTGAAAATAAAACAACCTATAGTCTCGTCAGAGGAAAGACAATAAAAAGAGTTTGGAAACAAAGAGAGATAAAACCTCAAACAGAAAAAAGAAAAAGAAGTGATTACTACGATAAACGAGTGAAATTGTGGAAGGACAAAAAGATGACAACTCACCTAGTGAGTAGGTTAATCGCTCAAACTTTTATACCAAACCCAGAAAATAAAGGTTATGTCAATCACATAAATGGAAACCCTTTAGACAACTCCGTAGAAAATCTTGAATGGGTGACAAGGTCTGAAAATATAAGGCATGCGTTCAAAAACGGTTTGCTACAAACAAATAAGAAAGTCACTCTAGTAAGCAAGGCGGACGGTGGAACTATGAAATTCGACAGTTTAAGAGCGGCTAGTGTGTTTCTTGGGAGAAACAAAAGCTATTTGAGCAGTATTATCAAAAATGGAAGAACGCTTGATAATTACGAGATTGTGGTAGGGGAACTATGAAATTAGAATTTCTATTACCAAGGTCAAAAGCTAAACCTGCTCAAAATCTAGTCATCAACAGTAATGACAGATTCCACTATCAAGCAGAGGGCCGGATGGTCAAGGAATTGCGATTGATAGCGAGAGCAGAAGCAGGACTTAACATTAAGCCAGTATATAGCCCAGATAAGCCTTGTAAGGTGCTTGTCACGGTCTATGCACCAACCAGACGAAGATTAGACCCACCCAACCTATATCCGACTGTTAAAGCTATTATAGACGGATTGACGGACGCTAATTTGTGGCCAGACGACAATCACGAAGTTATCAAAATGATGTCATTTCAGTATGGCGGGTTAAGTGGTGAGTCTGGGAAATTTAAGATTGTGTTAGACATTGAAGGAACGTGAAATGAACAACAAATATAAAGACAAGCTGGTCGGTGTGTATGCTCCGGGTAGTTACGATCACACAAGCGTATTAGGTCAAACGCAAGAGTTTTCGAAGTGGTTTTGGGCTAATCACGAGGATATGGAATATATCAGCGCCAAGCTAGGTATCAACGCAAAGAAACTCAACCGCATTCTGACGCTAGAGCAGTTGCCGGACGAAGAATTATTAAGAAAGATGGTCGAGCTATGCAAGTAAATGAATATGCCTTGTATAAGGGAGAGCAATTACTGGCAATGGGAACTAAGCGTGAAATAGCTGAACAATTAGGAGTGTCAGCTAGCACAATTGGTTACTATGGCACGCCAGTTTACGCTCGAAGAACCAGCGAAAACGGAAGGAGATTGGTAGAACTATGAAATACAAAGTTATCGTGTATTACGACAATATGCCAGACAGCGAGCATATTTTTAGTAACAAGAACGACGCTATCAACGAATTACACCGTTTACGAGGTGTGAAATATCGCAATGCACGAAAATATAAGGTGGAAATGGTGGAAGTTGATGATTAGAACGAAGTGGTTAGAGGTTGAATATGGATTTACTAATTACCAAGAAATCGACGATTTGATTAATGGGTTTATCGAAGAGAATCCACAAATTGAAATCATTGATATCAAATATCAGTCAAATGTTTCAGCCGTGGCCGACAGTGGTGTTAGTGCTACATATTACCATACATCAGCATTAATCATTTATAAGGAGAGTACGAAATGATGAATAAGGATGAAGCAGTACAGAAACTAGCAACAGCGGGACGCCTCTCAATAGCTTACGCAGAAGACCTATACGATTCATTCTTCCCTAAACCAGTAGTTCCGCAATATGTGGCGGACTGGTATGAGGAGAATAAGGATGATTTTGAAGTAAATCTATTTAACTGTATCTGCGAAGCTGTTGAAAATTATGCCGGAAGCTCTTCAAATGAATTTGAGAATTGGTTGATGTCCGATGAACTCAAAGTAATCCAAACCCTCGTCAACATGCACCAGTTTGGGTACGAAGTCGAGAATGAGCCTAGATATATGGTTCGGATTAAAGGGGTTTCTGAGATTAATCGTTATTTGAATAAAGAACGTGATGAAGAATTCTTATTTGCGGATTCAGGAGAATCGGAAGACTATCGGACTAAGTTCACCCGCAAAGAGCTAGAAGATGCT